TGGTTATTCGCGACCGCAGTATTTTTTTAGCGATAGTTATTATGAATTTACTGAATTTATAACTTATGGCAACGCAAAGAGAGGTATCAGAACATCTTGGTTTATCAGTTGCAAGTATTTCAGAACTAATCAAAAAGGGTGTATTACCAGCAAAAAGAGGGAGATCACCACTTGATATAGATGTTTGCAGGCACTCATATATAGGATATTTGCGTAAATTAGCTGGTTATCACAAAAAAAGTGGATCAGGAGACATTGCGGAGGAAAAAACAAGACTTACAAAGGCTCAAGCAGATAAAGCAGAGCTAGAAGTGTCAGAATTAGAGGGTAAACTCATACCTGCAACACTTGTACAAGATACTTGGGTTGATTTTGTTGCAAATGTTAGAGCAAAGCTGCTTGGTATGCCCTCAAGACTAGCACATCAGATGATTGCAACCGAAGATTATGCTGAAGCAGAAAAATTACTTAAAGATTGTGTATATGATGCACTTAATGAACTAGCAGAAGATGGAATACCTACAAAATATGCAGGACGTGTTGAAAAACACGATGCAGACGTTTAAACCACCACCTGATTTAAAAGTTTCAGAGTGGTCAGATAGATATAGAAAACTATCGCCTGAATCTTCAGCAGAATCAGGTCAATGGTCAACTTCAAGATGCCCTTATCAAAAAGAAATTATGGATTCTTTTAACGATCCTTTTATTGAAAGAATTGTAGTAATGACTTCATCGCAAGTTGGTAAGACTGAAATACTACTTAATGCCATTGGTTACTACATTGACCAAGATGCATCACCAATACTTGTAACGCAACCAACTCTACAAATGGGTCAAGCATTTAGTAAAGATAGATTGTCTGCAATGATACGAGATAGTGAAAAGCTTAGAGGATGTGTTAAAGATGCAAGAAGTAGAGATAGTGGTAATACCACAATGCACAAAAAGTTTGCAGGTGGTCATATATCAATTGTTGGATCAAATAGTGCAAGTGGTTTAGCATCGAGACCAATTAGAATACTGTTGATGGATGAAGTTGATAGGTATGAGCTATCAGCAGGATCAGAAGGATCACCTATTGCACTTGCTATTGCTAGAACCAAAACATTTTGGAATCGCAAGATTTTTATGTGCAGCACTCCGACTATAAAAGGTTTATCTGCAATAGAATCTGCTTTCGAAGAATCAGATCAACGCTACTTTTATGTGCCTTGTCCTGAATGTAATGTAAAGCAAGTTCTGAAATGGAAGAATGTTGTCTGGGAAGAAAACAAGCCTGAAACTGCTACTTATGCTTGCGATCATTGTGGATCAGTTATAGAAGAATCAAAGAAACAATGGATGCTAAAACATGGTGAGTGGCGTGCAACAAAAGAAACAGAAAGCACAGCAGGCTTTCATATATCAGAACTGTATAGTGTTTGGTCTACTTGGGCGCAAATGGCAACTGCATTTTTAGAAGCAAAAAAGAATCCTGAAACACTTAAAACATTTATAAATACAAGTCTTGGAGAGAGTTGGGAAGAACAAGGTGATTCTGTAGAGTATGACACTTTACTTGAAAGAAGATTGAACTACGATCACACCACTATTCCAGAAGATGTATTAGCCATTACTTGTGCAGCAGATTTACAAAAAGATAGAATTGAGATACAGACTGTTGGGTGGGGTAAAAACTATGAAGCTTGGGTGCTTGATTACAAAATACTTTGGGGTGATCCAAATGCTATTGGATGTTGGAATGATCTTGATGCATATTTAAAGAAAAGATTTAAAACTGAATCAGGAAGATACATACCTATATCTTGCACCTGTATTGATTCAGGTGGATTGCATACTAATCAAGTCTACGCCTTTACCAAGCCAAGACAAGCAAGACGAGTGTTTGCAATAAAAGGTGCAAGCATACAGGGAAAACCTATTGTTAATAGACCAAGTTATGTAGGTAAAAACAAAGCTGTTCTCTACACACTTGGAGTTGATACAGCAAAAGAAGCAATCTTTAATAGACTAGCTGCTGAACCTGAAGATTCTACTTTGCATTTTTGTTTAGATTTAGATGAAGAATATTTTAAACAGCTTACAAGTGAAAAGCGTATAACTAAATGGGTAAGAGGTAAAAAGCAGTTAGTTTGGAAGCAGATAGGCAAAAGAAACGAAGCTCTTGATACGTTAGTTTACAATTTCGGTGCTATTTACATACTAAATCCAAATTTTGATATTATTGAGCAAAAAATATTAGATCAAGGCACACAAAAACCCAAAAAACCTAAAAATCCAAACAAAATCAATATAAAAAGAGGTAATTTTGCTACTAATTGGAAGTAGATATTGACAAAAACAAAATGGTTCATAATGTTATAAGTAGGTGTATCTATAACATTTATGAGGATTATTGTTGACTAACAGATTCGATAGAACAAATTATCCAACTGCTGAACCTGCAAAACTTGTTGCAGGCGATAGATTTACATGGAGAAGGGATGATCTGGCAAACGATTACCCTGTTGGTACTTTTGCTTTGACGTATGAGTTTCATTCAGACGTAGGCGGTGGCGGAAGTAAGAAATTTACAATTACTGCAACTGAAGCAGATAGCACCTACTACATTGAGGTTGGTTCATCAACTACAGCAAGTTATGCAACAGGTGATTATATTTGGGAAGCCTACATAACAAGGAGTGCTGATTCTGAAAGAATTATGGTTGATTCTGGAAGAACTGAAATTACAACTAATCTTGCTAACACAAACGCTGATTTAAGAAGTCATGCTAAAAAAGTTCTTGATGCTATCGAAGCTGTTATGGAAAACAGAGCTTCAATGGATCAAAGCTCAATGTCCATTGCAGGGAGATCGCTTTCAAGAACTCCATTACCTGATTTGTTAGAATTAAGAGATAGATATAAAGCAGAATATTTAAAAGAAATAAAACTAGCTAGAATCAGAAACAAACAAGGATCAGGCAATACTATAAAAGTAAAGTTTGGAGACAACACTTCAGCAATTAATCCAACGGACTATACATAATGGCTTGGTACGATAATTTATTAGGCAATAACAAAAAGAAAGCTAAGAAAAGAGCTTTTAAAAGAAGTTATCAAGGTGCAAACACAGGAAGATTGTTTGCAGACTTTTTAACAACCTCAACAAGTGCCGATGCAGAAGTCAAAGACAACCTTAGAATCCTAAGAGATAGAGGTCGAGAGTTAGCTCGCAACGATGCATATATCTCAAGATACCTTAACCTGATGGTATCGAATGTCATTGGCAAGCAAGGCGTAAGAGTAAGCTCCAAGTCATACAATGATGATAGATCATTGGACTTAGGAGCTAACCTGCTGATTGAGAGATCATGGAAAGAATGGACACAATTAGGTAATTGCACAGCGAATGGGAGATTGTCATTTTTAGATTGTCAAAAAATATTTATTGAAACTTTGCTTAGAGATGGTGAGGTTTTAGTAAGAAAAATAAAAACAACAGATTCAGATTTTGGTTTCCAGATACAGTTTTTAGAAGCAGATCATTTAGACGAACAAAAAAACGATAATACTTTACCTAATGGAAGAAGTATTAAGATGGGTGTTGAAGTTGATAGAAACGATAAGCCTGTTGCTTATCACCTATTCAAAAAACATCCTTACAACAATACATATCCTAAACCTGCTCAAGAATATATAAGAGTTCCTGCTGAAGAAATAATACACGCATACTTACCAAACAGAGCAGAGCAAACAAGAGGCGTATCTTTTATTGCTCCTGTTATGGCAAATGTAAAACAATTAAACGCATATCTTGAAGCTGAGATAGTAGCTGCAAGAGTTGGAGCATCTAAGCAAGGCTTTTTCATTTCACCAGACGGAAATAGTTATGTCGGTGATGGTGATTTTGAGGATACTTTTAATCCAACAATGACTGCTCAAGCAGGTGTATTTGAACAGTTGCCTAGTGGATTCGATTTTAAAGCATTTGATCCTACGCATCCAACATCTGCGTTTGAATCATTTACAACAAGTGTATTAAGAAGTATCGCAAGTGGTCTAAATATTTCATATCATTCATTATCAAACGATCTTAGTTCCGTTAATTACTCTTCAATCAGACAAGGTGCATTAGAAGATAGAAGTGCTTATCAGATAATGCAACAGTTTATTATTGAGCATTTTATTGATCCTGTTTTTAAATCTTGGCTTGAGATGGCTATGTCAACAGGTTA